CAGAAGCACCCCCGATGATGATATCCCCGGCTGTGGTCATGGGGTTGGTCATGTCTCCATCAACACCATCTGCTCCGGCTGCACCTGTCGCTCCGGTGTCGCCCTTCAAAGACAGCAGCCATGCTGCCTCTGTGCCGACAAAGCCGTTGGCTACAGCTACTTCATATGCAGACGCGCCATCAACTCCATCAACTCCATCAACTCCATCAGACCCAGCGGGGCCAGTCAGGGCTGTTTTAGCTCCGACAATTGTTACGTCTACTGAGTCATTCCGTGAAAATACAAGGTCATCCGATACAAACGCCGCTGATACAATAGAGGCCCCGTCAGCACCGTCCGTTCCGTCAATGCCATTAGTTCCGTCAGCCCCATCAACTCCTGGAATGCCTTGTGGCCCTTGAGGGCCAACCTGACCTGCCAGTGTAGCCAGCCATGTGGCCTCGTCGCCAACAAAGCCATTCGCAACTGCCACACCGTAGGCTGATACTCCAGCACTTCCTGGCGCTCCATCTGCTCCAGGCGCTCCAGCCAATGCAGTTTTTGCCCCAGCGATAGCAATTTCTGTGGAATCGTCTTTGGTAAAAACAAGGTCGTCTGCCACAAAAGCGGCTGAAACAATCGTTGCCCCATCTACACCATTTACTCCATCCGCGCCATCAGCACCGGCAGGTATCAGACCAGCGACATGATTAGCAACATCCTGCACTGTTGCTTGTACGTTATCACCTGACTGCACCAGTGGGATTAATTCTGCTCCGGTGATAGCAGCAGATATTGGCAATTCACTTATCTTTTTTGCTGGCATAGCAACTCTCCTTTATTCAAACAACAAAAGTGATCCGTCTTCGAGCAGCAGGTAACTACCGTCTTCCAGCAGCATGGCAGCGGCTGCTGATGGCGCTGATCCGCTACCAGGCCACGGGCCGCTATCCCACAGTGGTAGACCGGTGTCTGGATCAACAGATACGTGGGATAAAAACTCTAGTTGCGGAGCAGTGATTATAGTTCCACATACTCTGATCCATTCGCTTGCCGTGCTATCCCATACTTTTAGTGTTGGCATTGGTTAATACCTTTTAGTGAGTCGGAGTGTCGCACCAGCTTGTATAGTGCTATTAACTGAGCCTATTGTAATTGATGTTACACTGGTTTCTATCGTAGTTCCGTTACCACTAAATATTGACAGAATACTATTAACTTTATTCACAGACTGACCACATAGAGTTATGTTACTTTGATATAACACGAGTGTGCCGACGAAAAATAAATCTAATGTCAACCCGTCGTCAGAGTACTGACTGTAAATGTATCCTTGTATATTTCCATTAGCCTCAATAATACCTGGTATTGCTGGTCCAACCATTGCGCAGCATCCAGAAAATTTATTCCCAGTATTAAAATATACGACAATACCGAAATTTTTAGCCGATTGAGTAATAATCTGTGTGTGCAGATAAAAACTATATTCTTCACCATCGGCTATACTTAGGCCGTTTATGCTAAATGTGGTTTCATTAACCGCCAATGTCTCACTATACGTTGTTGGTGCTACTGGCGTGTTCAGCGCTGCCTGCAACCCGCTGATTGCGCTGATAGGGTGTTGATCAGGCAATGACCTGCCAGCAAGTCCTGTGTGACTGGTGACAGCATCACCAGTTGCGATACCATGCTGCACTATGCAGTGATCCAGTTCCAGCCTGTGTGTAGCAGCTCCTGCCGATACATGCAGGAATCTGACCCTGACCCGCTTGTTAGTGTCGGCAGTGATGTAGTTGTAACCGTGGTCAGTTGTCCATGCTACCAACTCCAACGTGGCGCTGTTGTTCATGATGGGTGCCAGTACGGTGTCCCACGATGTTGTTGATACGTTGTAAATCTGACAGTTGACGGTATGACCGCTGTTTGCCCCGGTGGAGTAGTAGCGATAGTGAATGTGGACTTTGTTGAAATCTTCAACGCCGTCAAACTGTAGCTCTACCTCTGTGTTTGATCCTGTTTGCTCCTGATACAGCACGGACGTACCACCGAGGACAGCCAGATCAGCAGCGGTGCCAGATAGCAGCGTCCAGCCTGTTGCGGATAGTGCGGTTGTAGGGTAGTCGGTAATGGTCAGCATGTGGTCGATGGCTGTTAATGCCTCTCCCACTGTTGGAGCTGTTCCTATTACTGCACCTGTTAGGCCGGTTACGGTGACATCAGCAAATTCGGGGCTGTCGGTAGTTTCAAGTCCCTGACCGTGGGTGTGTAGCTGCGTATGGTCGTGGGCCAGTTCGTGGCCTGCAACCGCTCCAGATGGCTCATAATCTGCATCATGGTCATGGGTAGTCAGGCTATAACCACTCAAGTCCTGATCATCCGAACCGGGAGCATGAAGTAAGCTATGGTCAAAGGCTGATTCGTGACCTGCTACCGCTCCAGATGGTTCATAATCAGCATCGTGGTCATGAGTAGTGAGGCTGTAACCAGAGAGGTCTTGATTGTCAGAGCCTGGGGCGTGTAGCTGTGTGTGGTCAAAGGCTGATTCGTGGCCTGCTACTGCTCCAGATGGTTCATAATCAGCATCGTGGTCATGCGTTGCTGGTGCAAAATCAGCGGCGTCTGCTGCGGCTGCGGTGCCTAATGTCGGTTTGTTGAGAATTTCAGACAGGCCGCTTGTGGCATCCCAGTCGGCATTAACGGATATGGGAAGGCCGTCTGTTTCGTCTGAATCAATCCAGGCGGTGCCGTCTGTGGGGCTTGCAGGCGGATCAGGCTGGTAGTAGATGTTGGCAGAGCCACCGCTGTGCATGGCGGTGTTTTGGACGTGGGCAACAAAAGCATCCATCTCCCACGGCTGCACGGTGTCGCCGGCCAAACGGAAAGCCAGGAAGGGCAGGGTGCCGATGCCGTCTGCAAGCGGGGCTTTGAAGGCCGGGAAATCAACAGTGTCAGACTGCGGGGCGATTTCGCACAGGTAGAAGCGCTGTTCCAGACCGCGGCTGGTGGGCCAGAGGTCTACGGAGAAAAGCCCGTCATCATCGGTGGTGGCCAGGTAGGGACCGGGGGCCACCGGTTCGCCGGTCTCCACGTCAAACGTACCGGCGGCGTAACTGCGGTCGTTGACCAGGGTAAACCGGATGACGGTGCTGGCCAGCAGCCCGCCGTTGACATCGGTGAGCGGCGATCCGGCGTTACTGATTGTGCGGGTTACAAGGGCCATGGCGGCGATCTCCGGGGTACGGCGGCTTTATGAAGCTGCCCACCAGGGGTGAGCAGCTTGAAAAGCATCCGTGGTGTTACGCCAGTTGCTGGATGATGACAAAATCTCCGGTGGCGGTGTCGGCCAGGGCAGCACCTTCCATGGCGAAGGTTTGCAGTTCGTTGCTGATTAGGCTCAGGTCTTTCAGCGGATCGGGCCGGAAGTTGGGGATGGTGACCACGACCGGGCTGTTGGTGTCGGCGGTGTTGAGGCCTTCAAAGCGCAAGGAGTAAGTTTTTTGGGCGTCTTTGAAAGCACTGGTGCTGGTCTGGGCGGCATAGTCGTAGTCAATGGCCAGTACGGCGGCGTCGGCAATGCTATTGGTTGCGCTGGCGGCGGACTGCTCGGCGGCGGTGAAAAAGTAGATGCTGCCGCTGTTGGCGTCTACGGTGTAGTTTTCGTCCAACTCATAGGTAATGGCGCTGTTGGCGCCGGTGCCTTTTACAACGACATTGCTGACCTTGATTTTGCCCAGGGGAACCACTTTGCCGACACGGGCTATTACGCTTTGCGCCGTGACTGATGCGGCGGCGGCCATGCCAACGGTGGCATACATGGCAGTTTTAAGGGTTTCTGGATCAAAACCTTCCAGGGTGATGCTGGCGGTGCAGTTTTTGTCTGTGGCCAGACGCAGGTCGGTCAGGCGGTTGCCGGAGCGGCTTTCTTTGTGCTCAATGACGCTGGTTTCAAAGGCCAGTTTCAGTTCCGGCACGTTGCCGATATCGCGGTAGCCCAGCAGGACGCCGGTGCTGTCTTTCTCGGACAGGTAGACGATCCCTTGGCCGGAGAAGTACTTTGTGGAGGTTGCGCGGGGCATGGTGTCTGCCCTCCTTTCAATGTTTGGTTCTACCCGCACGCTGACGCCGTTTTCGCTGATGACCGGTTCATCTTTATGCAGGGCCAGAGCGCTGCATCCGCCGGGGCTGTGGTTGGCGATGATGATTTTTGCAGCCCGTGCCAGGCGGCTTTCCATCTCCGGGCTGGTGGCCCAGATGTAGACGCCGGTGATCAGGGTTTCGGCTCCGGCGCCGTTTTCGCCTTCCATGTAGCGGACGGCGTAGAGCCCTTTCGGGTGTTTGACCCGGATGACATCACCGGTGATGCTTTCGGGCTTGCCGGGGAAATCCACCACCCAGGCATAGCGATACTGCGGGTGGGCAGCGGATAGCTGCTCTTTCAGCCGTGCGGCTATGGCTTCCACCAGTTGCAGTTCGTTAATCATTGTCGGGATCCCCAAGGTACAGTTCTACGAATCCGGCTCCGTCCGGTACGGCGGCGATGACGGGCAGGATTTGCCCCCGGATATCAACATCCCAGCCCGGTTCTACCCCGGCAACATCAGCGGCGGCGCAGGTGAAGTAGACGCCGGGGCGGATGGTGCGGCCATCCAGGGGGGAGACGCCCCCCTGGGTGACAGAGTAGATGCCGGTGATCTGGTACCGGCTGGCTTTGTGAATGAGGGTTCCGGGCTCTGCCGAGTTGCCCATGATCATAGCCCGCCCGTATGGCAGCATTTCCCGAAGGCTCATAGCTCTTGCAATTCCTGCATCCGTGCATCAAACGCCACAATCACTTCATCATCCGGCTGTTCTTCAGGCATCAGCGCGGCCAGTTCTTCGGGTGTCTCTGCTGCGGCGATAAGCTCCAGCAGGGCGCTGTTGTCAGTCTGTACCGGTGCTGACGGGGTGGCAGCCGGAGCAATAGGGGCCACGGCCAGCGCAGCAACGCCCATGTCAATCAGGCGCTGTGCTTCTTTGTGGTCGCAGGCAAAAGTCACGCCGGGGTTGTAGTCTCCGCCGTTGTAGCCAATTGCGGTTATGGCGGTTATCTCTATGGTCTTTTTTGCCATTATGGTTTTCCTCATTACTGGGCGGTGTCACCCGCCCCGGTTTTGGGTGTGATTACGACAGCACGGTGGCCGAAACAAAGGCGTCGGGCTGGCGCAAGGTGGGCAGCGGGGCGGCCTGGATCATCAGCCAGCGTACTGCCGGGTCTTTGGTTACCCAGGATTTGGGGAAGCGGCTAACAGCAGCCTGCCCGCCGTCAATGGCTTCGATGTCCTGAATAACGGCATACTGGGTGCGGTTGGCAGCGCGGGTGCTGCACAACCAGGCTTTTTTCACCGGGACCATGGGGGTAAGCACGCCGGAGGTTTCGTCTTCAAACCACTCGTCGTAGCAGTAGACGTTGACAAACAGACCGGGCAGCGACAGTCGGCCCAGGTAGCTGACGCCGTTGGGCAGTTCAGATGGCTTGATTTCGCCGATGTCAACCGCCCGCATATCCAGCAGTTTCTGGACTTTGGGGTGTGCCAAAAACGAAATGGCGGCATCGGTGCCCAGATAGAGGCGGTCAGGGGAAAGGCCGGAATCCTTGCGGATCAACTGCGCCCAGGCAATCAGTTTTGCAGTCGGGTCGCTGTTGGTGGTGTCGCTCCAGAGGTCGTTGCCGGAAAGCGTTACCTTGTGGGTGCCGCTCATATTGAAGTCGATGGAAACAGACTGATCGCCGGTGTCGCCCTTGATGGTCATGGTAACGGCGCCGGTGTCCATGGCCTTGGCAGCCATCCACTCTTCACGGCGGTCAATATCATCCATCAGCTCGGCCATATCTTTACCCAGCAGCTTTTGAGCGCGCTGCTCGGTGGTTTCGCCGCCTGCGTAGACGGTGCCTCCGGGAGAGCGAACCAGCAGATCACCGGCAGTGGTGGGCCGCTTGATCTTGATGTAGCCGGGCTTGATGGTGCTGGCTACGAAGCCGGTGCGGGCAATGATCTTGCCTTCCTGCAGCGGATGGACGAACGGGGCCAGCTTGCGACCACCCTTGACAATATCGATGTCAAGGCTTTCGGTATCAGCCGGGGTGGCCTGGGGGAAGTGGGTGTCGCGCAGAAACAGCGACGGGCGGGGAATCTGCTCAACCGCTTCCAGCATGGTGCGGGTATCAAACATATCAATAGACATGGGTCGGTCTCCTTATCTGGTGTGGTTACGCTACCGTTTTCAGGTAGATGTTCAGGTCGCGCAGGGCGGCCCGGTGGGTGGCGGCGGTGTCGGTTCCGCCAAAAGTCACGGCGGCGGCGTTGAACGAGCCGGACAGGTAGACGACCGCCTGCACATCGGCAGATGTGGCGTCAACGTCTTCTGCCAGAATGGCTACCGGTGTCCGGCGGCCATCGTCAGTACCGGCGCTGTCGCAGATAACGTATTTGCCGGTTGCGGTAATCTTGCCCAGGCAAGTGCCACGGGTAAGGACGCCGGTGTCAATGGTGACGATGTCGGTGACGATCGGGTATTCACCGGCAATCAGCTTATCGGGGGTAAAGGTTTCGCTCATTTTCTGTATCCTCCTTGTTGGTTATCGCTTGGTTGCGCCGGAGGCGATGGTTGCGGCAACGGTTTTGCGCTCATCGGCTTCGGTTGCTGGTTTTGCCGGGTTCTGCACACCGGCGGGAGCTGCGGTAGTTATGGCGGCCAGCATAGCGGTGCGGGTTTCCAGATCAGCGGCTGATCCGGAAGGGGCAATGGTTACGCCCAGGGCGGTGGCCTGCTCTGCGCTGATTCCGCTCTGTACCAGGGCGGTCAGCTTTGCGCCGGTTTCAGCGCCCATGGCAGCGGTTGCCAATCCGCATACGCGCTCGGTGGCGGTTTGGGTGGCGGCGGTAACGGCTGCGTCAGCCTCGGCCTGGGTAATCATTCCGGTCCGCGCTTCTGCTGCTATCGCCTCCACAACATCGGGGTGATCGGCCTTCAGTTGTTCAATGGTCATCGGTTTCTTCCTTTCTGGTGTGCTCGCCACAACACCGGCGGCGGCAAGTCTGCGTTTCATGATCTTTTCCCGCTCTTGCGGGCTCTGCATGGCGGCTATCAGTCCGGCCATGGTGGAAACACCGTCCACCAGTCCGGCGGTAATCGCCTGTTTTCCGATAAACACCCGGCCATCTGCCATATCGTTCAGCACGGTATCAACGCTGACGCCCCGGTTACGGGCCACGGCGTCAACAAATACGCCGTACTGGTAATCAACCTTGCTTTGCAGGTCTGCCCGTCCGGCGTCTGAAAGCGGCTCATACTGGCTGACCACCCGCTTGTATTGCCCTGCGGTGATCTCAGTGGTTTTGATTCCGGCCTTTGCCTCTGCGCCGCTGTAGTCACGGTGACCGGCAACAACGCCGATGCTGCCCACCGGGTTGGTGTCGCCGCTGATGTAGACGCCGTGGGCAGCGGATGCAGCCCAGTAGGCGGCAGAGCAGATCATGCCGTCTGAGTAAGCCAGCACCGGCTTTGATCCCCGTGCGGCATAGATGGCCTGGGCAAGCTCTGCGGTGCCGTCAATGGTTCCTCCGGGGCTGTCTATGTTAAGGATGATCCCCTTTACCTGCGGATCACTGACGGCGGTTTCTACGTCTCTGGCAGCAAGCTGGCTGCTGGTTCCGCCGGATATCTCAGCCATCAGGTTCATTCGCTTTGCCATGACCCCTTGCAGGTTGATGACCGCCACGCCGTCAAGCACCTCTGACCCCTGGCGGCTGTTGGCCAGCGGACGGCCCAGCGACGCTTCCAGTTTGGCAATGTCGATTTTCTCGCCGCGCAGGTGGGTGGCGTAGATGCCCTGGATCTCCAGCAGCATGTCCGGCACAATGGCCCAGGGGCCTGATACAACGTCCATCAGTCTCATTTGTCTTCACCCTCCGGCTGTTCCGGCTTGGCCTTGCTGGCTGCGGGACGCTTGGCGTCGGTGTTGCTGGGCAGATCAAGCTCTTTGGCCTTTTTGATTTCGCGGCTGCGCTGGGTGTACTGAGCTTCCCAGTCTTTGCCCCGCTTGGCGGCGATATCAGCGGCGGTGCCGATGTTGGCGTTCAGCCCCATAATGGCGGCGGCCATCTCTTTCACCGGGTCAAGCTGGGTGCGCTCCGGCACTATCCAGGTGGCAGCGGTCCACTCGGCACGGGCAGCGTAGAAATCAGGAGCCCCCTTGGGCAGCTTGATGTAGCCGCGCAGAAAAGCCTCTTCCATAACCATCTGCCAGACCACCTGGCAAAAATAGGTGACCAGCCAGTCCTGGTACTGGCCAAAGACACGCCACGCCTCTTCAAGTGCGGCACGGGCGCTGCTGTAGTTGGTTTTGCTGAAATCCTTGGCAACAACTTCATAGGGCATACCGGCGGCAGCGCCCACGGCCCGCAGGATGGTTTCCAGAAACACGGCAAACGATCCGTTTGGACGGGTGCCGGAGAGGATGTGCGGCTTTTCGCCAGAGTTGCCGTAGAGGATGCTGCCGGGGGCTGCTTCGCGGTAATAGTTGTTGTCTCCGGGAGCGCCTTGAATAGCCCCGGTAGTGGCGTCAAAGGGGCTGTTTTTCTCGATAAACACCGGGAAGCTGCTGGCCACGATTGCGCCCACCAACTCAAAATCCATGTAATCCGCCATATCGCGGAAAAATTTCATGGCCGGGGCCAGCACGGAAACACCCCGCACATGTTCAGGCTGCTTTTTGATAAAACGGTGGAAGATATTGGGCCTGTGGCCCGCTGCCGGGGTTATCTCGCGGAAGTGGCGCAGATCAAGGGATGTGGTAAACCGCCCATCTTCAGGGTCTGCAATGAAATATCCGGCGGGCCGGCCGTTTACGCCCAGGCGGATACCGTCCCGCACATCGGGCCTGCCCACCAGGGCGGCAGGGGTACGCAGGCGGATGGGGTCAATCACTTGCAGGGCCAGACTGTAGCGGCGGCCCGGATCGTTCAGCATCAGGGAGATATTGATAAATTCGCCGTTAACCAGCAGGCTGTAGATGTTCTGGAACTGGATACCGTAGATGTTGCAGGTGGCGGTTTCGGCAGTGGCGGCGCTGGCGTCGGCAGTGGCGGCAAACTGTTCAAACTCCCACTCCATCTGCTCGGCCACTTCCTGTGCCTGCTCTTCGGTAATGCCCAGGCGTTTCCAGTTGGGCTTGCTCTGCGGCCAGAGGCCCGTGCCGACGGTGTTGACAGCAATGCTGTCAACCAGGCTTGCACCGTGGGCGCTGTTGGAGGCGATGTCGTTGGCACGATCAACCAATTTTTCACGCTGGCGGCCTTCCTCTGTCCACGAAAGACGCCGGGGGCTCCAATTACTGAGTGTACCTAGACTGCCCGCACCGATACGGCTCATGACTGCCGCCTGGGGGGAATAGTACGATTTGCCCACAACGCCCATGCTCATCGTTGGGGCCTCCCCACCAGAACCTGCATACCGCCCGCGCCTGATTCAATACCCATGCGGATTGATTGCAGCCGTCCGAGCTGTTTCCAGACAACATCAACATCCTGCGGGGTGTAGGATTGCGAGGAACCGCTGCTGGACATGGTGTAGGTCTTACCAGCCGCCAGAGCGGAATAGCAGGCTTTCCAACGGTCAATTTCGGCGTTGATCTCAGCCAGGGTATAGAGGGGTGTGGTTGCCATGGGTGACACCATGGCACGGGAGAGGCGTTATCTGATTTTGGGTTTTGGTGTTTTTTGCAATATGTTGTGTTTTTTTCGTGGTGAGATAGCTAGATGTTGTGGTGGAAAATATTTTTATGAGGGAGTGATATCCGTATCGCTGATACAAGCAGCCGTCTTGATAGGCTGAAACAAAACCGACATATCAAAATCCTTGCAACCGGGGCAGGAAGCACCCGTCCCGGCACCTGATGACGGGAAACGCCCGCCGCGTCAACTAGCCGCCAGAGCCGCCGGAACCGGCACCCTTACCAGTACCGGGACGGTTGCCACCGCCACGACCGCCGCGAGGAACTGTTTTAGCCATTTGCTTTCACCTCCTTTCATCCGCCCTTGCGGGCTTGATAATGCTGCTTTCATACCTCTACCCCCTGCGTAACCCTTTCGACTTCCGCCTTAGGGATGTACCTGGTGGAGGTGAACCCGAACTGAAAGGCTTTAAGCTTTCCGGATTCCACCAGTTGCCGGACATGCTCGTACGATCTGCCCAGCCTGCGGGCCACCTGCGAAAAGGTGAGCATATCGCTTTTGTTGTAGATGACGGTTTGTTGCATCGGGCTACCTCCGGTTTTGATACCAGCCCGGCAGGCTGGGGGTTTGTTGTTGGCGCACGTCTGTGCGGGCTGCTTGCTGTTGTTTCTGAGAAGGACGGCGCATTTCTGGCCGCAGTTTCAGCATCTCCCGCAGGGCCAGAGCATAGACCGTGCAGTCGAAGTACTCGTT